ATCCAATCTTGACACATTAGGATTGGCAGACCCTACACCCGCCATAGTTGCCCAAGTTTCACCAATCGACACCAATCTGTTATAATTTGTTAATAATCCATTACCAACGATATAATCCAAATGCACTCCTGGCTGTCCCCAAAGCATTTTCTTTTCACCATTGATAAATATCCACGCTTTATCCAATACCTCTTTCTGCCCATTCAAGAAAATTACTGGCTTATGGATAGTTGAATCTATCTGCTTCATTACACCATTGATACACACTTTAACCGCCATCATAACCTCCTATGATGCCAATATGCAATATATCGTTCCATCTACTCCTGTTTCGGGTTCGCTATCCACAATTTCAATATTCCGAACCTGTGCCACACTTTGGTCACTTAATGTCCCCAACATCGCCATCCCCATAGGACTTAATGTCAACGGTTGCCATTTTGTCGTGTCCGTCAAATCACTTTCGGTATTATTCGCAACTAAACTTTGAACCAGATACTGCGGAACACCACTATCCACATACCACAATACAGCCCCTAACGGATATCCACCAATCTTGGTCGATACCGAATTATCAAATGTCGTATATTGACCTTGCTGAATCGCATAGGCATAAGCCGTAAATATTGTCCCCATACCATTAAAATCCAAACGGTTAGGCGGAATACCACCATCGGGAATTGGTGTCGATGTCACAGACGGAAAACCATCCTGATAACTCGCACGATTTGTCCCTGTCGATTGTTCGGGAATTGGACTCTGTGTCTGCCCACCACTAGCCCAAATTCTCGGTATCAATGGCAAAGTTATAAAAGCACCCATTTTCTACTCCTTTCCTTATCCTTGATAGAATGTTCCATTATTAAAATTACCCCCAGGATTACCATATTCGTCCGTTTGACCCTCAAAAGTCAACACCTTTGTATAATCTGTCGGTGTCGTTTGCATATTATATTGAACCCCTGACGGTCTTGGCAAAAATATATCCGCATACGGACTTTCGAATAATACCGCAATTTCAGGGTCAATCCCATTCAATACACTTATATCCACGGTCATATTCCCATTATCTTTTACCGTCACTATCAAATCAGGGAATAATATATGGAAAAATTCATTCAACGCCCTTGCCGAACCATCAAATGTCAATAAATATATCCTTGCCCGCAATAATAACCGATACTGCTCATCCGTAAACTCTTTCTGCACACCCTCATCATCATATACTGGTCTCGGCACTTGTAATAATGCACCCCAAACACCTAAACCAAAAGTATTCGCAGTTTCAATATTCAATATATCACGATTAAAATCCGTGAAAAAATCCCGAACATTTTCATCCATAAATACTTGCTGATTTTCCACAATCGACTTTAACCTTTCAGCATCATTATATTGCCACAAGACAACAGGGCTTAAATCACACGAAAAATCAAAATTCGCTACTTTCATTATATCACCGTCACAGTTATATTGTTTGCTGTTATAGAACCTTTTTCTGCCACATCCAATGTCAAAATAGACGCAGATGGCGTATCCCCCGATTCTGCAACCTTACAATCCCTTATAAATATTTCAGGCAAAGTATTCGATACTGCCGCACTTATTTCAAACGGCGACACATCCATCCCTATTTTCAGACCATCAACCTCATCATTTTTACCATTTGCCCAATTCACAATCGCATTCTTAACATCCGATTCCAAATCCGAACCAGTATAATTCTGACGGGCTACCGTTATTTCTACAACCAAATCCACAATTTTGGGTCTTGCAAATTTCACCGTATAACTTGTCCCGTAAATTGGGTCTAAAACCGTCCTTGATACAATTTCAATATCAGGGTCGGAACTTGTCGAACAATACCCAGCACCAATCGTTTTCTTATTATATAACACCTGTGCAATTGCATCCTCATCCCCGCCATCCACAATCGCCAATATGCTATGTGCAGGAACGGTTATATCATCCACTAACACAGAAGATGCCGAATAATTATCATATAAATATGTTCCCACAACCCCATCTATCTGTTCCAAGTTTGCCCTTATCGCACTTAATACCGCAATACTATTGACATTTAATGAATTTTTAATCCTTATTCTGAACTCTGAATCCGTTTCCAATTCACGACCCAAAATAGGATTGGCAGGGTTGTTAGCCGTTTCCAACCCATTCACCGCATCCAATATAATGGTTAATGTATCGGCAGGACACGGCACAATACCTTTCTTTTCCGCCCTAAAAGTCGCATTCAATGGCGAACCTATAACATAATCCTCCGTGTTTACAAATATTTCACCACCTGTCGTTTTTAACCTTGTCCCCTCTGGAACTATCGTTCCTGACACCCCACTTAAAACTACACTTGTCGTTGTATAAGTCGCAGGTTGACGGCTTATCAAAAATAACGAACCTAAATCATCCAATACAAACCCATTCGCAGTATTCAGATTCAACATATTACTTACAGCCACACACGCCTGAATCGTGAATAACCGACTCCGACTTATCATTTCAATCAATCTACCTTGAACTGTTTCAGGGCTGACATCAAGGTCATTCCCAAATACCGCCTTAAATTCATTTTGGACATCCCCCAACACCGAACTTGTATCAGGAACTATAACCCCACGACCTGTCACATAATCATAATACTCAGCCATATTTTACCCCTTAATTTCAATTTCACCCAAATCAGTTTCTACCACCAACTTAAACAAAAACTTGTTTTCTTCAATATTATACCGATAATCCACAATCTTTTTTACAAAATCCACACTGTTTATTAACCCTAAAAACTGCGATTCCCACATATTAACATTCAGATTCCGACCCAATAAATATCCTAACCAATTTATCCCACGACTTAATTCATACGGATATTCATACTGTTGCAACCGAATACGATTAACCAAATGCTGACGATATGCCTCTACCCCCGTGGCGACTTTGATTTGCCCCACAGAATCCAACATAATATCATTGTTATCATCTGTTATAAATCCTATCATTAATTCACCCCACCACTTGTCCAAGTCAATGGACTTACATTTTTCCCAGTATTCGTGTCAACGGTCACCTCACCAATACCCGCTGTCACATCGTGATTATGATTTTTCCAATTTACACCATCAATCACAACACTGGCATTATCTGTCGTTTCTATTATAACCGAATCCGCTTTTATTTTCAATGTATCGTTTCCAATTACTACCTTTGACGAACCATCTTTTGATTGGACAACCAAACACCCATCATCATCCGAACTTATATTATAATTTCCAATCGCATCAGGAACAAAATACCCAAACGCATATTCGTGACGATTATATGTATTCTGCCTCTGCGGTTTCGACATATCATTCAAAAACAAACTAGGGTCTAAATCCCCCGCTATTATCCATCCTGTATCCCCCACCGATAAAGGAACAGATACTACTATCCCGCCACCACAAGGGCTGTGAACGGGCAACTTTATATCCGCCCAATCAACAGATTCCCATTTACTGTTTACCTGTTGAACGGCGGGGGTCACAATAACCCTATCCCTACTTACCACTTTACTTACAATCGCAGGAATACAGGTCTGCACATTTTGCAGATATTTTTTTATAGCCGCAATTACAAATCCTTGAATATTGTCAATATACGGGTTAAAATTCACATTTACATCATCCATTCGCATTACTCTTAAAATTACTTATATTCGCCAATTCCAATGTCGAATACCACGATTTACCACGCAATTCACCATCGTGGGTTATTCCCATTACATAATAATCCCCATTCAATATCTTGACCCTTTCACTCTTCACCGATACCAAATCACCCGGCTTTACCTTATTCGACATCAATATCGTCACACTACAACCCGTTCCTGTCGGTCTCGGCAACCCTATCATCCCCGTTTCCTTGCTGATTACCAACTTCCTTTCTTGATTCTGAACCGATGGCGACCATACATTTATTTGCCCATTATTTACATTTATAGCCACCATTTGCGGGTCTGCCGATATTCCCCCTAACATCTCTTGAACCTTTTCTAGCAATTCCATAGGTGACCCCGTAAAACTCCAATCCTTAATCGATTTATTTAATAACTGATTATTCGCCCTCAAATTACTATCTATATTTACAGGATACCCCATTTCCTTCCCCGCACGGTCTATCAAATCAATAACCTTAAAATCACTCTTTTGTAATTCTAAATTCACACCCTGCCATTTCATATCCGATAAACCACGAATCTTCAATACAACATCAGGATAACCCTCGGGCTTCGCCTCAAATACTTGACCGCTGAATAACAACCCAACATCATCCGAATACCCCGCATATAATTGAATCAAATTCTGCTTTTGGGCTAGCGTCTTAACCGTTGTCGATAAAAACTCCAAATCATCACGATTCAAATTATATACATCAATACTCGCCTGTGACGATACCCCCGATTGTAAATATATCTGAACCCCAAACCGTAGATTCAACCCTGCCAACTTCTTTTGCAACGCAAAATTACCGGCATCTAAACCGTTTTTTTCAGGAAAAGTTATATAAGCAACCCGCTTACGCATCCGCTTCCTCCGCTGTATAGAATAATAATTCTTGCGTGTTTCCAAAATTCCGATAATTCGGATATTCCCCATCTATACACTTAAACAAAAACTTTCCACCCAAACCAACATAATTATACGGATTCACATAGGTGTTTGGTGAACATAACTGCGAATTAAACAATAATTCATCATTCGCCCATACCGACATATAAGTTAATCCTTGTATTGTCCGCAACTGAACCCGATACATCACATTATCTATCAATACATCGAACATCTGATTCGGGATTTTATCTAAATCTATCTTAACCATTCTGTGCCTCCAATGAACGACTTACCGCCTCACCCAATGTTGTCGAATACCGCTTTTGATTCAATATCGCTGTATCGGTATCATCCATAACCCTAGCACCCGTTTCGGTTATCCCCTTTTCAACAACATCTACACTTTCATAAGTCGGGGCTACCTCCATAATCTGCCTTAATCTCAATGCGATAACGGGTCTATCCACCGTTCCGTGTTCCAATTTATACGGCATCGCACTTATAACCATATCCGAATACACCCCGAACTTCGTCAACATAACGATTTTTTTCTTTTCCTTATAATATTTCATTACCTCTTCAAAAATCGTTGTATAAAACGCCGTTGGCATCACAATATTCAATTCCGCACTTACAGGATTGATAATTGACGCATCAGTGATAACCTGACCTGTTTCAATAGGATGGTCGCATAAATCCGAACTTATATCCACATTTACATCCTGATAACTGATACCCCACATATTAAAACCATTAATATCCGATAAATAAGGAACATCCATCCCAGTAAATAATTCTTCAAGGGTTTGCTTTTGGACATAATCTTGAACCGTTGGATATAATATCATTCCATCCGCCCGATTCAACATTTCCGAAAACAATTCCGACTTAATATCCTTAAAATCTTCCTGCTTATACAAAACAACTGCCCGTTGGTCGATTACAGACCCCACAACAGTTTCCGCCAACACCAAAGGATTCTTAAATAAGTTTGCCATCCTTATCCCCCCTTATTTCCTCAAACTAGACAACATAGCCCCTGTCGGTTCCATTGTCCTAGGTTGAATCACTATATCATTAGGATATGTTCCCGCCTTAACCGTAACTGGCGAACCATAATTGTTTGTTGTATTACTCGATAATTGACTAACTGGCGTTGACGCAATATTCATTAAACTTTCTATGCCCCTGAATAACATCCCCGCATATCCGCCTTTATCAGAATCACCACCATACTTTTTCATAAACTCTTCCGATGTTATCCCATCTTTCTTAAATAATACATCCCAAGCATCAGAAAACCACGACATTGTTCCCAATAACTTACCGCCAACCCATTGAACTATCGGCAACATAGCATCTGCTATCGCCTTTAATGCATCATAAACCTCTTTCAATTTATTCGGTAATTCTTTGGCAATCCATTTAGCCGCTTCTTCAACCCATTGGGCAATTTTTCCCGAATTTTCACCAACCCATACCCCGAATCTCTTAACTAAATCCTCTAACGGTTTCTGCAACGGCTCTAACGCTTTATATAAATCTGCCAATGGTTTCGTCAATTGCAAATCTAACTTCTGCCAAAATTGACCCCATTCTAACTTTTCTACCCTTAAAGCTTGGACATCTTGCAACCGTTCTGGTTCTCTCGATAATACACGCAGATTATCCGCCCACTGCATCTGCTGTCTAAAACTTTCTTCTGGTGCCATAAACGCAGAATATATCGATTCCTGACCGACATATTTTTTCAAATACGACATCTTCTTTTCATCATACATATTCCGCAAGAAAGCATCCCGCAACTCCATTAAAAATGCATCACGATTTTGGGCTGTCGTCAACCCACTATTATACGACCAATTAATCCCCGCCAATGCCAAATCTTTTGCATCAGATTCAGACCATAACGCTGGTGTTGACGCTTTCAACATTAAATTCTGAATATTCTCAAAAAACGCATAAGCATCAGATTGCGAACCTTGATTCAATTTCGCCAATAAACCATATTTTTCAAGAACTTTCGCCTCAACCCCTAACGATTGTTCCTTTCTGAATAATGTTGTCATATCCTCCGCAACATTGAATACATCTGTTATTTCATTCTTCAACACTCGAAAGGACTTGGTGATTGTCCCGACAACTATATCCCATTTCAATAATGCACCAAAAAACGATTCACCCTTTCTATTACCTTTTTCAAATGAATCATTTAATTTGTCCATCCCTTTATTCAGGGCATCAAGCGATTTTTCAACCTTATCAAATCCCTCGGTCGTGAACTTAATTAAAAAATTACCGATTTCATCATTCATCGCTTAACACCCTTTTTATTCGCCTCTATCTCCCGCCAATCATTATATGCAGGCACCATTATCGCCTCATACATCCATACCGCATCCTCAAAAGTATATATCGTTTTCAATTCATTCAACGAACACACTTTCTGCGATACTAACAAACCAAATAATGGCGGGATATTCGGATACTGCTTGGGAATGGTCTTTCTATCGTTCCCCATCTGATTTAGGAATTCGAGGGAACGCTTTCTGCTAAAAAACCAAAATTAACACCCATCACAGCACCTTGTAATTTGATTAACGATTTCGGATTCTTTAAATGCTGATTAATAAAATCTTTCGAATCCAATTTCGCCCACCGTCCATCACCTAAATCCATTTCACAAAAACCCAATAATTCATAAGTGCAATTCTGCATTTCCTTTGGGTCTTGTTTTCCACCATCTGCACCAAATGCTACACGATACCGCAACGCAATATCATATCCAACAGTGGCAGGGGCAGGATTAATCCTAACCCTTACCCCTTCTACTTCTATAATCTTTTCTTCCATAGTTTTTACCCCTTGTTATAAAAACTTATTATTCAGATTAATTTACATTATTCTCAAACACCATACGGAATGTCCGTGTCTTTGCACGACCATTGGCACTATAATCTTGAACAGGTTTGCCCGCAATTATATATCCATTCGTCAATACATCAACCTTTCCATTCGGGTGAACCACAGATAATGTAATAACATCTTTTGAACTGATTTTATTCTTCTGTGTCATATTCAACTTAAACAGATTTTCCATCGCATTACATTCATCTGTCCCAGGAATTAAATTCACATCCAATTCACAAGGAACAGCCGTCCGCCATACAACTAAATCACCATTGACACCCATCCCTGATTGCATAATCGTCATATCAGGAACATTCAAACTATCACCATCATCCGCAAATTGCGATAATGTAATACCTGCGGGATAACTCGGCACAGCAACCAAAGTCGCCTTTATACCCAATGCTGATACATCTACTGCCATCTTTTTCTTCCTTTTTGTTAAATCATTATATCACGACCATCAACATAATTGATGCTATCACCCTTGCTATATACATACAAGAATGTCACTTTATACTTTTCAATATCATCTTCTATATATTTAACAACATCCGCTGTCAGATAATATCCGTTTCCCTGAACCGCCATCCAAGCATCAGAATCACCAGTAATTTCCGTGATATATGCTTTCTGCGTGTTATTCAATGTTTTCCCTGGCATCGTCACACCATTATACAGCGATAAATTAATCGTTTCCATCATAGAACTTATCACCATACCAACACCTACATTATTCGCAGGTAATGTATCTAACGCCAAACGCATATTCAATATTCCCGTCACAAACGAATCTTTCAACCACGCTTCATTGGCATATACACCCATATCCGTGATAGAACCTTGTAATACTCCATTCTGATAGAATAACACTTCCTGACCCGCTTGACTTGTCGCACCATAATAATTCACCCGCAGGGCATCATATTTCTGTGCCACACTCGTCTTATTAACAGACGCTTCAACCCCATTGAACTGCTGATAGAACATACTTATCGCAGAATTCGGTCTTGTATAATCAATGCTGGCAATACGACTCATTGGCATAAATTCTGCCATTTCATCATAAATATCCAAGGTTAACGCAACCCCATCATAACTTTTTACCAAATTGGCAATAGTTTCCGCATTACTCGGTGTCACACCCAAACTAAACAAATATTTCACATTCTGTGTGCTTACCCATTCAGCCAATCCTGTAATATCATTATTACTCAATTCTACGCCCAAAAAGCAGAATGAGAAGAAATTATTCGATAAACCTTCTGAATCGACTACTGTTTCAAGTGCGGTCATTCCATCTTGACCTTCAACCAAAACCCCATAAGATTCTGTCCATCCCAATAATTCGGCAACTGAACCCTCCGCAAAACTTAACACTTGTCCTTCGCCTGCTGTAACCGTTTTAATATTAAAACGACCCGTTTCAGTTTCATATTCAACTTCTAAACCATCTGATGTAACAACAGCGGTTAATGCCGTGGCAACAGCATTCAAACTGGTCGCACTTGACAGATTGATGCTATCATATTCTTTCAATTCA